AGCGGGTGCCACGCGGGCAACGGGACTGGCGGGAGCCCGTTCGAGTTCAATGGCCGCTTTGACGTCGGTGACGAGGTCGGTTCTGACGACATTGGCTTTCTCCCCTTGAACAATCCGCGTCGCCGCTTTGATGAGCGCGTCCGCCACTGGCCCGGCCTTCGTCGCCAGTTTGTCGAAGTACGCCTTCACCTGCGTCGCTTCGTCCGCGATGCTCTTCGCCTTCTCGACGTCGATCTGCTGACCGCCCTCGGCCAACCGTGCCGCCTTCGCCGCGTCCGCCAGCGGCTTGAACAGCGTCTTGTCGGTCTGGAGCTTCTTGCTCATCCACTCGGTCAGGTCAGCCCGCTCGACCGCTGTGCTCTCTTCCTGCTCGTCGCCGAACAGACTCTGTTGGGCCGACCCTGACTTCACGGTCGGACTGGACTTCACGTTGGCGATCAACGTCCGGATCACGCCGGGCGTCAACTCGCGCCCCTTCGCTTCGTACTTCTCGAGCAACTTCACCAGCGCGGCCTGCGACTCCTCGGACAGCCCGGCCTCGCCGATCGCGATGGCCACGGGCTTCTCGATCTCGCCGCTGAACATCCGCTGGTAGATCGGCTCCGACAATCCCGCGAGCGCCAGCCCGTTCTTCGCCTTGCCCTTGCTCAGATCCACGCCGAGCGCCTCGAGCTGGTCCCGGCCGAACTTCCCGCCCCGGAACACCTCGGCCGCGTCCAGGTCCGTCCCCTTGTCGTCCGCGATGTTCGCCAGCGCCCCGACCGACCGGGCCTCGTCCAGCGTCATGTCCTTGAGGACGTAGACCGTCAGTTCCTCGGCGCCGAGCCGCTTGGCCGCTTCCAGCCGGTGGTGCCCGTTGACGACGTACAGCTTCCCGTCCTCCGGGTTCTTCCACGCCAGCAGCCGGCCCTCGTACTCCTTCAGCCACGGCCCCTTGATCCGGTCCTTCGGATTGACCCCCTGCTCGTCCCCGCCGCCCTTGTACTGGAGCGCACGGTCGACCGACAGTTCGGACGGCTTCAGCAGGTAGGTACCGCCCGGCTGGGCTTGGTCCGCTGACGCGATCGGCACCGCGGTCGGCTGCTTACCCTCGGCCACCGGAGCCCTCGCCACAGGCGGCGCTGGGGGGTCTGGCGGCTCCGTGACCACCAGCGGCCGCGCCGGAGGCGGAGCAGCAGGCGGAGGCGGTGCGGGAGGCTTCGACGGCTCGCCGGGCTGGGTCTGCATCGCCGCCACAGGACCGCCAGCCATCCCGCCCACCACGACCGACTCGAGGAGCCCTTCGCTCCACCGGCGGGTCGGGTCGATCGGCTGGATCGCCACGTTGCTCGTGACCTGCTGGCCACCTTCTTGAACCCCCTCTACCCCGCCGCCGATGAGGAAGTTGATGAACTTCCGCTTCGACTTCGGGTCGAACAGCGGGAAGTTGGACGCCACGAGCACCGGCACGTTGACCGCCACGGTCTTCCACGCCGCCAGCCCAGCCTCCGCGTCCGTCGCCCCGAGCTGCTTCGCTTCCGAGTAGACCGAGCCGCCCTCGATCAGCGACTCCGCGACAGCCGCGCCGCCGATCGCCGCCTTCGTCCCCCACTTGGCCAGCCCGACCGCGCTCGCAAACGCCCTCGAGATGCCGCCGGCACCCATCAGCGACGCCATCGACGTCGCCGCCTGCCCGCCGTTGAACGCCCACCAGTTCGGGTTCCCGATCGTCCCCAGCGGGTTGTCCATGATCCGCGCACTCGCCAGCGCCAAGACTTCCTTCGGCCGCATCGCCGCATTGGCCTTCACGACGTTCTCGCGCACGGAATCCGGCAACGCGCCCGACCACGACCCCAGCGCGGCCAGGCTCTCGGCCATCCCCTCGACCGCGGAGACGCCGCCGCCAATCGCCGCGCCGACCGGAGAGTTCCGCAACAAGTCCTGCGCCAACTTGCCCCACGCGCGCGCCTCGTCGATCGGTTTCGGTTTCCTGACGTTGACGTCCTTCACGTCCTTCAACTTCGCCGCGATCGCCCGCAGCCCTTCCGGCGTGTACTTCGCCTCGGTCAGCGCCTGCGCGTACTCGTGCGTCTCGAACCACGGGTCCACCGGAGCCGGACGAGGACCAGCCGGACGAGGTGGCAGCGGAGGCGTCAGGAGATCGTGAGGCTTCGGCTTGTCGAGCTCGACCGGACGGCCGGTGTACGGATTGATCGTGCGGTAGCGTCCTTCTGGGACAGGTCCAGCCGGAGGAGGCGCCTGTGCCGCTGGAAAACTCGGGAGCCCGGCTGACGGGAGTGGCTGTCCGCTGAAGCGCGGACCCAGATCGCTGCGGATCGGTCGCGGTGGCTCGACCGGCGCCTCGTCGATGTCTGTCAGCTTCGCGCGGAGCGGCTGCTGCGGCTCGTCGATGTCCGTCAGTTTTGCGGTGAGCGGCTTCGAGACCTGGCCTTGTGTCTCGTCGTCGATGTCAGACAAGAAGGCACGCATCGACTCACTTCACGACCACGGGCTCGTAGTCGAACGTGCCATCCGCGTGGATCTTCAAGATCTTCACCTGCTGGCCTTTCACCGAGACCACGTCGCCCACCTTGCGCTTGCTCGGCGCCGGAGGAGGAGTCGCGCCAGACGCTCGACCTGTCCCGCCTGGCGCCAACCGATCGAGCGCATCGCTGAGCGCCTGCAGCCGGTTCTCCGACTCGTACGCTCGGTCCACCGCGAGGTGCACCGACCCCAGATCCGCGTCGGGGTACTCTGTCTGGAGATCCTTCTGGACCGCTCGAATCGCCGCCTTCGCATCTTTAGCGGTGTTGTGCCGTCCTACGATCTCGGCCACCCGCAACTTCAGCGCACGCGGGAACTTCTTCTCGGCGTCCTCGTCGCTCTGCTCTTCGGTTCGGCGTGCACGGCTGTCGGTCATGTCCTGTCCGCGACGCGCCGTCTCGTCCGACTTGATCTGCGCCGCCGTCATGCCTGCCTGAAGCAAGGTCGCCCGCGTCGTCTTCGGGTTCCACTTCTCCGGCAACGTCTGCAACACCGACGTCCGCACGCCCTGCGTCTGCAATGTCATCCGGAGATTGTCGTAGTGCTCCTGGCTGGTCGCGATGAGCAGCGTATCGACCGCGAGATCGCGTTCCTTCTTCAGCAGGTCCGCATCCTTGATTGTGCCGTCCTTCTTCGCGTTCAGCAGATCCGTCGCCTTCTTCACAAGGTCGGCCTGCGCGCTGAACGACTTTACGAACTCGTCGGCCAACCCGATCGCCTTCTGAATCGCCTCCGGCGTGCCGTCGCCCAACCCCTCGGCCGCTTGCGAGGCAAAGTCAGGACCGAACACCGGCAGCAGGATGTCGCGCGTCGCCGCCTTCACCACGCCGATGTTCTGCGGCGTCGCCGTGCCCACCACTTGTTTCACCGCGGCCAACGCCTTCGTCCGCGTGTCGATCTGCTTCCCCACCAAGTCGAGATTCTTGTTCCGCTGCTCGTAGACCTGCCCGCGCAACTTGAGCGCCAGCGTGCCGTGCCCACGCCGGTCCAGCGTGCTCGCCACCTCGTCCCAATCAGGTTCCTTTGCACCCGGCTTCGTGTGATCCATGACGGCCGCGCGAAACGCCTTGTCGTCGTTCAACGTGCGCTCGTGCTCGTCGAGCTCCTGCCGATCGCGACGAAGCGCCGCCGCCCGGATCTCCTGGTCCGTCCGCATCCCCCGCAACTGCTCGATCTGCGACATTGTTTGCAGCGGGTTCTGGACCTGTGGCGGCTGGACGCCGAGTGGAATCCGAGGATCGAGAGGCGTACGGCTACCCTCCTACCCGAGCAGGCGGGGGCGGGGTGTAGTTCCCCGGCTGGAATCCGCCGGCGCCTGGGATCTGGAATCCGGTGCTGGGGATATTGGCGTTGTACCCGTACGGCAATGGCGCGGGTGGGCCCGTCCTGCTCGCTGGTGCTCCGAATCCGGCGCCGCGGTAGAGCCCGTACATCTGCGCCGTGTTCGCCACGTTCCCGAACGCATTCGACCAGGCGTTCGCGCTGCCGACCTGGCCCGCCGCCTGCGCGTTCCCGATGCCCGTCAGGTACTCGCCCTGCCGACCCAGCACGTCCGAGTAGAGCCCCGACAACTGTGACGACGCCCCATAGCCCATGTTCGCCAGGTTGAAGAGTTGGCCGAACTGCTGCGCGTCGGCGCCCTGGTTCGCATCGAACGCCCCGCGCGCCGTCTGGTAGTTCGTCATGTACGAGTCCCGCGCGCGCTGATACGCGTTCGAGAACTCGTTCGACGCGAAGTTCTGACCGTAGTCGATCAACCCCTTCATCGTGTTGCCGCCGTGCAACGTCCCACGCGCCGCCGCCGAGTTCTCGAGAACCTGCTGACCCTGCTTCATCCGGAACTGGTAGCCCGGATCGCCTTGGAAGTCGCCAGGATTGAAACTAAAGTTCCCGAACTCGAACGGGGACGACGACGAGCTGGCCATCTGCGAGAGTTGGCTGGCTGCACCCGCCCCGGCCGTCATGTACGGACTGAACTGACTCTGCGCGAACGGCAGCAGCCGATCCTGCAACGACGACGCCTGCCGGCCCGCCGCCGCCTGCGTGCGCGCGGCCTTGCTCGACGCTCTCGCGCCCAGCGCGCCGCCGATGAGAGACGTCCCTGCGCTGACACCGCTCCCGATGAGCATGGCCGCGCCAACTCCGATTGGCATACCGTCCCCCTACTCCTCGCGCCCGATGAACGGCCGGCACGGCATCCGCAGCACGTACATGTCGCCCGGGAGCGCCTTCGCGTTGCTCCCCACCAGAATCGACCGCACGCCCTCGCGGTCCGCCCCAGTCAGGAGATGGTCGCTGTCGAACTCCATGACGGCCTCGCAGGCCATGTCGTGCAACGACTGCCAGACCTGCCGGCGCGCACCCGCCGCTCCGTCCAGCACCGTGAGCCCCTCGGCATGGAGACGCGGGAAGAAGCTCCACGCCGCCACGATCGCCCCGTCACGCTCGACGACCCCGACCCGCGCGTTCGGCGGCAGACTAGCCCTGAAGCCCTCGATGGCCGTCAAGCCAGCCTTGGGCCACTCGCTCCGATCGAGCCAGCGATACGCGATCATGTGCCCTGCACTTCCGCGTCGACGTCGAACTCGACCGTTGTATTGTCGCCGCCGGTGGCAGTCCAGTCTGTCCCGTCCGCCTTCACGAGCGCCACGTAGGTCTGCCCGGCCCGTGCGATCGCCAACCCTGGCACCGCCGATCCCGCATCCACCGCGCGGAGCAGGCCGAGGGTGTCAGTCGCCCCAAACCTGAGCATGTTCGGCGCCGGCAGGCTGGGCAACGCGACGCGCAGTTCAACCTCGCCTCCCCCGCAATTCGCGCCGACCACCGCCCCACGATACCGGAGGCGGCGCCCGATCCCTATGCGCCAGCGCAGATACGGCACCAAACCGGACGACACGCCCCATGACATGCCGTTCTGGCCACTGAACATCGCCGCGTCGAACGGCACGGCTTCCTCGCGCTGCGTCCCGAACGTGAACAAGTCGCTGAAGAACGCCAACCAGACGCGCGACTCGATCGTGCCCGTCCGTTCCGAGAACGGCTCTCGCTCCATGAACTTGGGCCAGAGCGTCAGCATCAGTGCGTCCCCGCTTCCACGTCCACATACGCCGCCGTGATATGCCACGGGATCGGATCGGTCATCGAGATCTCGTACGATCGATTGCGCGCCGAGCCCAGCCGATCCGCGTAGACCTGCCAGCCGTTTTCACCCTGCGCGCCCACCTCCATCATCTCCTCGTACGCCCAGGTGGCGCCTTGATTGTCGCTGTACGAGAACATGACCTTCGGGACCGATCCTTGGCCGGCCGGCACGCCACGCCCCACCTCAAGATCGAGCGTGAAGCGCTTATGGAACAGGGTCCGTTCTTCCGCTGACAGGTACGGCGCCCGACGCACCCGACGCAGCGTGGACCCGTCCGCATCTGTATAGGTGTCGATCGACATCGCGTACAACTTCCCCGACGCCCGATCGCCGACGATGTGTTTCCCGAACGCGAAGCATGAACAATTCGGACGGCCCGCCTGAAACGATCCCGCGGCGTTGTCGTACCACCCACGCTGGTGCCAGAGTCCTGTCGCCGCATCCCAGACCCATGTCCGCTTCGCCGACGCGAGATTCAGCACCCAGAACGTGTGCCCTTCTTCCTGGTAGCTGTACGACTGCGCGTCCGCGATGCTCGCGAGCCCCTGCAGGTCTTTCTCAACCGCGTGCGTGCTGATGGGTTGTGGCTTCTGGCCGATCGCGCGGTAGACCATCGCCGGACCATCCGAGGTCGCCCCCAGCCACACTGGCGCGTCAGCCACGCCCGCACCGGCCCACGGCGACCCCGTACCGACATCGAAGAATCCGCCCGGCACCGGCTGGAACGGCACCGGCGCAGTCCCAGCGTTGTACCAGACCTCGCCCGTCAACGGTCCCCACAACCAGATCAGCTCGCCAATCACCCGCATCCCGATCCACGGATCGCCCGCTCGATTGCGCGCGAACAGGTCAGTCGGATCCCAGGTGGTGCCGTCCTCGAGCGCCGAGTTCTTCACCTCGTGCGTCAGGCTGTCCAAGTAGAGGAACCAGCCGCCCAAGAATCCGCCCGCGCGACAGTTGTGTACTGGGTTCGTCAGTGCGTTCGTGGTCAGGTTGTAGCAGTACCCTTCGTCGCCAGCCGTGATGAAGAGCTGCTCATTCAAGAACCCATTCGTGGAGATGGTCGCCGGCTCGGCGGTGCCCGCCATCACGCCGCGATCAATGAACGTCCCGTTGGCGAAGATCTCGTAGAGCCCTGTGCCCGAGACCGCGAACACGCGGCCGTTCACATTCGCGACGCCGCGCAGCGGAGACTTCGGCAGCGTCCACAGCGCGATGCCAAGACCAGGCGTCCCGATCAGTGAGTGCGGCGCCTTCGGCCGACCACTGTTGCCGCCTTCGACGTACATGTTGATGAGCTGCTCGACCGTCGCCCCGCGGTTGCGGGCGAGATACGACGGGCCGCAAAACCCCTCGTAGACCATCAGTCGCCCCGCGTGATTGTCAGGCGATTTCGCCCTCGCGTCGGCGGCAGGCCCAGATCCGCCGGCTCGTCTTCCTCATTTGAGCGCTTCACGGTCGCGATGCTCAAGGCGGCAATCTCGCGCACATCGCTCGGCGCAGGACGGCCGAACTCCGACCCCATCTGCACCGCGCCGTTGAACTTCAGCGCGTTGTAGTACCCGGGCGGAAAGGTGTACTCGGTGGTCAACACGAGTTCCGTCAGCGCGGTCGGCAGGTAGAGCGCCAGGTCTGGATCGGCGGTGCGCGGCTCAGGGTAGAGCGTGATGGTCCGCAGCGGGAACCCGCCGTCGTAGTGCAGCGCCCACGGGATCGTCGAGTCGATGTTCTTCATCCCGACCTTGGCCCACTGGCGGCTGGTGTAGAGCCGCAGTTCGTATTCGATCTCGCGCTCGGTCCCGGGGAACAAGACGATGCCCGCGCCGTCAATGAACACCGGGCGCGCGCGATTGAAGTTGCCGCCAGGGCCGATCGTGTAGGTCGCGTCTCCAGCCACGAGATTGAAGAGTTCGCGGTTGACCACATGGATGAACTTCCGCTGCGCCGCCCACGCGTCGAGCATCCCGTTCAGGCACTCGAGCCCGTCGTTCGCGCGTTGGGCAGACAAGGTTTGGCCCGCCGGCGCCGCATTGAGCGTCCGGAGGCACGCGAACACAATTTCCAGGCCGGTCTTGGTCATGGCTGGGCTCGGACCTGGCGACGCCGTCGAGACGCCGCCAGGTCAGGCCTCACATCAGAGATTGCCCGCGCCGGTCGCCGGCGGATCGGCCTTGCTGCCGTTGGCCTTCTTGGGGGCAGCCTTCGCCGCCTTGGCCACCTGCGGCGTGTCGCGCCAGTCGCTGAAGTCGCTCTCGTCGAGCGCCTCGGGCGTCTCGAAGCGCTCCTTCTGGACTTCGCCCTCGCCGCCGCCCCGATACATGATGCACGGGAACGCTTGGTGTTCGTACGGCTTCCGCTTGGGTGCTTTCTGTGCCATCTGTCGTCTCCTTGGAAGTAGTTCGTTGTCTACGGCGCTCATTTTACAGCCTAACCATGCAACAGCAGCATCAGGCGTGCCTTCTCCGCGGCCGTCCCGACGACCCAGACATCGACGGCCTCGAGCCGCCCATCATCGAACCCGTCGATGATGTACGGCGCCGCAGAGAGACCGGCCACTGGCGTCGGGATGATGATCCCGTTTGTCGAGCTCACGTCCGGCCCGCCCACGTAGAACGGGTTCAGATTGGCGGGATCGGCTTGGATGTGCAACTCGCGGATCGCCCCTCGGCTGGAGACCTGCTGCGGCGACCCGGTGAACGTAATCAGCGATGAGAGAACCCTGAATGATGCCATCGCTTCTACCCTCTGAGCCGATACCGATACCGCCAGACGCCGCTCGAGCCGCCGCCACCGCCACTGGCCACCAATGTGGCGAACGGCGCTTGCATCGTCACGGTCGGCGCGGACACGCCCAACGTCACCGCTGAACTCAGGCTCGCCGGACCAGCCGTGATCGTCACCACCGGACTGGACAACGCCAGGCTGACGCTCGACACGCGCGTGACAGTCGGCGCCGAGACCGTGACCGCTGGGGCTCCAGCGACTCTCGTGACAGACGTGACGCGCGTCGTCGTCGGCGCCGAGATGGTCACAAGCGGGGCGCCAGACGGCAGGGCCACAGTCGCCACGCGCGTCGTCGCTGGCGCGGAGATGGTCACGACCGGAGCGCCAGCCACGAGCGTTTGTGGACTGGACGCCGACAGCGTTGCGGCTGGTGCTGAGAGCGTCACCACGGCGGCGGCGAGGGCGAGGGCCACCGTCGCTAACCGCGAAGCCGCTGGGGCCGAGCACGTCACCGTCGGTGCACCAGCCGTGAGGACTTGGTCATCTCCTGACCCGACCTCGGCCTCGCCGACGTAACTCGCTCCGCCGATATAAAACGAGGGCATTACAGCAACTCCACCGTCGCGCCTTCGACGACGATCTCATCCGCCGCGTTGCTCACACTCATCGTCATCTGGACCGTCAGGGTGCTGTTCCCTGCGTCGGAGTCGATGGCCGCAGACCCGCCGATGTTGGAGATGCCGAGCCGGTTCGAGGTGTTGGCGAACGCGAGGCCCCCGATCCCGGTCGTCGCCGCGTCCGGTGCGATTTCCAGCACCCCGCGCGTGAAATGACCCGACAGAGCCTGATCGTTATTGGCCTGAGCGACGAGGAGGAAATCCACAGACCACGGTTTTCGTACAGCGTCCGCGACGGCCGCCACGGTCGCGTCCGCGTACAGCGTCGTCGCACCGTAGGTGATCGTGAGCGTGAGCGTCGGCGCCCCGGAATTGAAGAGGAAGTTGCCGCCGATGCGGACGCGCAAGATCCGGCCCGCGAGAAAGAGGCCGTTCGCAATCACGACCCCGGAGCCCGTCTTGTTGAGGACGTGGACGGCCGACGCCGTCGTGTTCGTCGTCTCGGCCGTCGTCGTGCGGTAGATGCAGATCGGTGACGACGGAGACACCCGCCGGTCGATGCACTCGGTGGTCGCGATGGCGGTATCATTCGCGGCCACGAAGACTTGGGCGATGACGACGTCGTTGGCGGTACGGGCGGGAGGCTTGGGGGCAGCCGCTGGCGTGCCTGCCCGCACAGCAATGGCACCTGCCGATGTGATGACAATGAGGTCGATGCGTGGATTGGTCGCGTCTGCCGTCGTAATCGTCGCATCGGCGGCTGCCACCGCGAACATGACCCTATTCGAGAGGACCGCGCCCTTGGCGACGGCCGGGGTCATATCGGCCCCGCCCGTCACGGCTAATCCGCTTAGAACACAATCGATCCCCGCGATGCCAGCGACCAGCACCTCCAAATCCTCTTGGAAGAGGATGCTTTGGATGTTGTTGACGCCTTCGCCCTTGTCAGGGATCGTGAACGCCATTTAGGGCTGCGCTCGCCGCATGGCCTTGAACTTCTCGACGGAGAGACCGGCCTGACACGCCGGACACGTCACCGGCTGCGACTTCCAGCCGCGCTCCTCGAGCATCCCGGCCCAGCTCAGCAGGTCGGACGGAATCCGAGAATGCCCAGCCAACCTGTGCCCTGGCGGATAGGCAGCGAAGTTGGAGGGGCCGTCAGCGCGATCCACACGCGCGCGAATCCGGATCACCGCTCCACACCGGCACTGCCACGTACGGCCGAACTGCATCGTGGCCCCAACCCGTGCGGCCTCGCCCCGAGTGATGGGCACACGCCTGGGCGATCGAAATCTGTCAAACCATCCCATGACTAGGCTCCCTTCAACGCGCCACCGTTGGCCGGGGTCGCGAACTGGATCGTCACGTCCCCACCGTTCGTCGGCGTGTCCGTCACATCGTAACAGGCGTACACGGGGCTGTCGCCCGCGACGGTGACGTGCCGGTAGAGGAAGGCGAAGATGATGGTCTCGCCGGCCACGAGGGCTGAGAAGACCGGGTCCGTGGCATCGAGGTACGCGAAGTCGTTCGTGTCGTCCTCGGTCACGCTCTCGCCGGCGAGCGCCTGCGGCGAGTACCCGCCCACGGTCAATTCGGTCACGTCGGCGCGGAAATTGGTGTCGGGCGTGGGCGCCGTCGTCTTGATCAGGCCCACCCGCAGATCGGCCGCGTCCAGGTTGGCATCACCAGTGAAGAGCTCGAACTTGCACTTGTTTGTGACCAGATCGGCCATACTTGCTCTCCCCTTCGCCCGCTATTCTACTGCCCGGCCTGTTTCCAACTCGCGATGGCGGCTTTCAGTGCGGCCCACGCCTTCCGGAGCGCCACGTAGGCGTCCACAAAGCCGCTGAGCGCCTGCGCGATCTCCGGCGAGGCCGCAGACACCTTCGTCAACACGTCCGCCTTCTTCTCGGCGCCGGCGATCGGCGCCTCGTCGACCTTGCGGACTGCCTTGAAAATCTGGATCGCCTTGCCGGCAGCCGAACTGCCCGGCACGACGGATGACCCGATCGTGAGCGCCGCGGTCCCCACCTTCGCCCAGACCGTCTTGTTCCCGAGCTTCTTCAAGATGCCGACGAACGGGTTCTTCATTGCGACCCGCCCTTCGCGGCGTACGTGGCAGCCTTCACGTTGAATGTCTGCCCTGGGTAGTTCTTCTCGAACATCGTCGCGATGCGCTCCTCGGTCTGCTTGATCGCCAGCGTCCGAGCCTCGTCGACCTGTGAGGCATTGACCAGGATGCCCGCCTCGACCTGGGCACCAATCCCCTGCAGCGCCCCGAGATTCTGGTTGCACTGGCCGAGCGCCGACAGACGCTGAGCGGCGATCAGTTTGTAATCGGACGGTTGCGGCGGGGCCTGTGTCGAGACCGCCACCAGACTCCCACCAAACATCATCACCACAAGAGAGGCCACGAGGCCCTGTGCGGTCTGTTTCATCGGTTTCACCTCGGCGCCTATTCTACGCCCGAAGTCAGATCAGACCTGGCGGCAGATTGCGGAGGACGGAATCTCCCCCCAAGGCTGCGGTCAGCGCGGTGACACCACCCTCGACCCAGCGCGGGATGGCCAACCTCCAACTGAACTTCGCCAACGCCGCGATGGTCGCCTCGTCGTCGGACTTGCTGGCCAGCATCTCCGCCATCTGGTACTTCTTGAACTGCACGTAGTCGGCCCGCATGGTCGCGCACATGCCCGCGAGAAAGGCCGTCAGGAACGGATGCTGCTGTACAAAGGTCGCTAGGTCCATTGGGCGCCCCTTACTTCAAGGTCTTCTGCGTCCACGCGTTCCGCGCCGTTTCGTAGCGGATCCGGCATCCCGACTTCGACTCGGCGGTGTCGGCGAAGTACATGCAGGTCTGGTAGTCGCTGGTGAGCGCGTTGAGCCACACGGCCGCTTCGATCCGCGACTGCGCCCCTCTCGCCTCGACGTCGTGCTCCTTGACCGCGCCGGCCACGCTCCATCCGGTGTACCCCATCATGGCGACGGACCCGATCGCCATGATCACCATCGCTGCGGCCATCATCGGGCCGGGCTGCCACCGACGCAAACTGTCCGATACGTTCGTCACGTTCTCCAGCACGGCCCCTCCTGTTTTACCGACACGTCCAGACGAACACGCCAACGACTTGCCCTGACGTGACGACGCGCACGCTGTGTCCGCCGTCCAATTCGTGGATCACCGAGAGCTGCGGCCACGGGGCCTTCTCTTGCTGTAGCGACGTGGGCACCGGACGACAGTCCGCCGTCTTCCGCTGCGATGCGCCCACCACGATGCCGGTCAGCAATGCGATCGCCGCGACGACGACTCTCCGCATGACGACTCCTTTGCTCACGCCTTCACCGCGGATCGTGGTTCCGGCCGCCGACATGCGTCCACGCGAGCATCGACGGGACAGGCGCAGGTGCGGGCGCGAGCGGCGTCCACGTCGAACACACGCCCGTCATCACACAGGAGACGGCGTTATTGACCACCGGCACGTTCGCCCCGCAGTCGGTCGTGCCGATACTCAGCGTGTCCGTGCAAGCGGCTTTGTAGGCTGACCCGGCCGCGAGCCGGAAGTCGCCGCCGTAGTTGCCGCTGTTGTAGTTCTCGAAGGTCACATTGGCCCACGCCGCCGGGAAGCCCGCTTGGCTGGCCGGATAGTTCCCAGCCGTGCCGCCGACAATCACATTGCCGAGATACGAGCCGCCGCCGTCGCACGCGCCGTTGAAGTCCGATGTGGAGAACGGCGTGCCGCCGTCATTCCAAATATTGTTGATGACCACGCACGAGAACGAACCCAGTTCGTTCGTGCCGCTCTGTCCGACCGCTGGCCCCGACTTGTTCAAACAGGTGTTATTGCCCACCGTCACGTCGTCGCCGTCAGTCTGGAAGATGTAGAGGCAGTGCCCGTCTGTGCCTGCACCACGCCCGAACGCCGCTCCATCAACATGCATCACGTTGTTGTAGATGGCGAGATCGTGGCCGTTGTTCGTGTTGGGGCCGTTGCACTCCGCGAGACAGAACTTGACCGCGTTGGCAATGCCTGTCAGCCAGAGGTTTTTTCGCAACGTCTGATGGCAGGTCAGCTTGTCGAGATCTTCATCCCCCTCTTTGAAGTTCACCGATGTCTCTTGTGCCGCCGCCGTCGCGCCGTTCGAGGCGTAGGAGTCCATGAAGATGTTGCCTTCAATTAGGACGCGGCAGCTTGCCTTCGTCTCGTAGAGGTTCTTGTAGTTGTTGAGCCCCGCGCCGATCATCGCGATCCAATCCAACTCTTTTCGGAGCAGGTTCCAGCGGATATCGATGTCGGTCGGATGATCGTTGGTTCCGCCCCCGCCGCAAAGGTCCGGGAATACATTCTCGCCTGACGCGGAGATGTAGTTGTTATACACCCCAACGACGTTTGCAAAGCCGCAGATGAGCACGCCTTGGCTGTCGCCATCCAGTTCGAGCATGTTGCTGATGTAGGAGTTCGACACGGCGCAGCGGTCGCATCCAGTGATCGCAATCCCACGGCCCGCGCCAGCCGTCGGGTCGCCGTGGATATAGAGGCGGTCGAAGATCAGGTCAGCCGTGCCCGCGTCCCCCACATCGACGTTCGCCGTGCCGATGATCACCGATGTTTGAACCCCTTGGTTCGCGGTGCCGCCCGTTGGGGGCCGGAGGGTGAAGCCCATCACCACATAGCCGTCCGCGCCGTTCTCGAACAGCAGGACTTGGTGCGGATAGGTGGCATCCCCCACGAGTTCGGGGAACATATCCACATCGAAATTGGCGGTCGCCGTCACGTCATCCCCGCCGCCCTGCACGAGATTCGCGCCATACGAGGTGCAGTAGCGGCCAGTCGAGTTCCCGCACGACCCAGTGAGGTTGTCAGGAATGAGCCGATTTCCTACGGCTGGTAGCGACCCGATGCAGGCCGCGTTTGGGTGGATGTAGACAATCCCCGTGCCGGTCTTGGACGGGGCAACAAAGGCTCCGGCAGGGGCTTGAAACGACGCCCCGCCGTTCCCGGCCCCCGTGCAGCCGAGCGCGATTGTGTCCCCACGTCGCGCATCGGTGAGCGCCGTCTGGAAGTTTTGACCCGCATCGACCGTGATGGTCTTGCACGCGCCCGTGGGTGTGACGCCGACATCAATCTCCGTGCAGGTCGGAATCGTGTAGGTGGTGTTCACGTAGCTCGTTGGGAGATCCGCCGGGGAGGCGTCCACCGTCCAGCCCGCGCCGATGACGATGCGGACCTTGATCCGCGTCTGCGCCGACACGCTCGCCCACGCGCCGAGCGTGAGCACCACGATCACCAGCGCCTTCGGGAGTCTCATCGATGCCCTCGCTTCGTCACCGACTGCACGACGCGGACCGGCCGTGGCGGCAGATCGAATCCGAGCCGTTCGATCCACGTCACGAGGCGACCCCCGCCGCGCAAGATGAAATTGGGCAGGGTGCCAAACGGGAAGGTTGGGCCGCCCGCATCCTCGCCAAGCGCCAGCAGGACGTAGATGATCACGCGGTCGGGCGACGCAAACGTGTAATCGTGCGAGAAGTTCCCGGCGCCGGACGCCCGCTTGTCGCCGGTGTTGGCGTAGATGCCGCCGTTGCTGTTCTCGGCCCGCTGTACCGTCGTGCCCGCCACGGTCGGGTCGTCATTGATCGCCAATGTTCCGTGAATGAGCGCGGCCCCAGTCGCCGCCACCGCGTCGGTCGCGAACGGCGAGTTCCCCGTCGCGGTGCTGTTCGCCACGCTGGCCTGGATGCACGACGTGGGATCGATCCCCGAGAACTCGGTCAGCGTTTCGACTTCGGCGGTCTGGCCGGCGTCCGTCACCGTGACCTGCGTGGTCCCGCCGACCGCATCGCAGACCGGCCAGACGTTCAGCCGATAGCCGGACTGGTCCCGACTCACCGGCGTCTCGAACGCATCGCTTTGGTCCGAGACGATCGAGCCGGTTGTCGCCGCGTTGTGAAACTCGGAGTAGACGTAGCCGTTATTCGCTCCGACGCCCGTCAGCGAGAGTTGGAACGTCGAGGCGTCCGCCGTGCCCGTCGCCGCCTGCACAAATGCGTAGTTGAAGGCCGCGCGCACCCGGGCGACCCACGGGCCGGTCACAAGGCCCAGGGCGAGGACGAACGCCGCCAGGACGACGCGCGTCACTTGATGCCCCTGTACCGCCACATCAGACCGACGATCTGCGCGGCGTCGTTGATCGTGTCGGCGCCGTCGCCCGGCTCGTGATACAGGCGCACCCACCATTGCTGACCGGCCGTGCACGTCACGAGCGGTTTGTCGGCGGTCGCCTCGACGGTCAGCGTGGCGTCGTTCAGGTCATTGGTTGTCCCATCGGCCGCATCCGTCACCGAGCTGACCGACGTGCTGTACGCCGTCGGGATTTGCGCGCTGTTCCCCGCGCAGATGCCTTGCACTTTCCACAGGACGTTCCCCGTCGTCGCCGGCGTCCGCCACTTGATCAGGAACTCGACCGCGAGCGCGAGGTCGATGTCCGGCGGCAAGGGCACAGAGAACTGCACCTCCTGCGTGCCCGAGTCCGCGAAGTTCACCAGTGGAACGACGACCGTCGTCCCAGAGAAGGTCGCCGTCGCCGCGCCGCTCGTCGTCGTGTTGAACCCGAGCGAGGCCGTGCCGTTCTGCGCTGACGCGGGCGTGAAGATCGCGACGATCGGGATCGTGATGACGTTGCCCGTGTCTTCCGCGTTGATCGTCTTGCCTATCAGAATCTCAGTTCCTGTTAAGGTCCCAAGCGTGCCCGTCGTCGGGAACGTCACATTCGTCGCGCCCGTCGAGGTCATCGTGAACGAATGCGCCCCGGACCGAATGAACGCCCCTGCCGACAGGGTGAATGTTTGCCCTTGAATGCTCGTCAGGTTCGCCAGCGTGTCAATCGCCGCTTCAACCGTCGCCTCCGTCGTCGCCCCGAGCGTGTCAATCGCGTCGAGCGTGGTCGTCCCGGCCGCATCCGACAAGACCGTCACGCCAGCGATCTGGAAGTTCTTCGCCGTAATCAGGTTCAGGTTCGTGCCGTCATAGGTGAAGTCGCTTGTCCCTTCGAGCGTCCCGTCGCCCGTCCAGACGGCCATCTGGTTGTTGGCCGGCGTCCCCACCTTCGAGACATCCCCACCGCCCGCGACGGTGGACCACGACAGCACGCCGTCGCCGATGACATCCTTGAGGTACGTGTTGGCCCCGCCGACCGTTGGCGGCAAAACGTAGGTGATGCTGGCTGCCTGCGCGCCCACTTTGACGGCCGTGTAACTGGTGCCGCCCCCACTCGGCTCCAACAAGCGGACCTCTGCGGCCGACGTGAATCCGCCAATGTTGAGAACCATTGCGACCGACGCGCCGAGGTTCAGCGTCGCCGTCTCCCCAAAGGCATTGACCGTCGTCGCGGTCGTGTTGAACAGCGCGAACGTCGCCGATGGCGTCGTGATGGACGTCGTGATCGCGGGCGACGTCCCAAAGACGCACGCGCCGGTCCCGGTTTCCCCCGTCACCACCGCACTCCAATTCGTGCAGGACGGCGCCCCGAACCACGTCGCAAAGCCCGCCGGAATCGTCATCCAGTCGGTCTGCGTAGCGGAAAAATCGTAGAAGGCCAGCGCGTCCGCGCCGGGTGCCGCCGCCGAGTCGATGATCCCCATCTCGGAGGCCAACGTGGCATACGTCACCGCGGTCGGGGCTGCCGCGCCACCAGTAATGTTCGCCACCACCGTGTCGGCGGCTTGTGTCGCAAGACCAGACAACGGAAGGCTCGAGGCATTCGTGAGCGTGATCGACGTTGGCGTCCCGTACGCGTTCGCTCCACTAAACGTCCACGTCCCACCGCCCGCGACGGTCATCCCAGTCGTGCCGAGAATGCTCGCGGTCATGCCGAACTGGAATTGCGTGACCGGCGTGCCGGCCGCGTCCGCGATGTACTGCGCGTAGAACCCGTTCGCATCCGCCGTGTCCGTGAACCGCTTCGTCTCCAGGACCACATTAGCCGTCAGGTCTGCGGTGCTGTTCAGGAGGTCGAACACCGTGCCAGCCGACGACCGGCTCGACGTCCACTGTGTCGCCATCGTCAGGAGGTCGATCAGCCCGTCTGCAGTCGCGTCACCGATATTGTTCCAGAGTGTGGCTCCGCCGGCCGCACCGCCAAGCGCCACCCACGCCGACCCGTTATACGTGCAGAGCGTACGCACCGCACCGGCGCCGCTGTCACACGCGCCCGCCGCCGAGTCATCCGTGATGATGAGCGTCCAGCCAGAGACCGGAGAGCCAGGGAAGGCTGTCGCTTCAGGCCAGTCCATGTAGGTCGAGAAGATCGGGCTGACGATGGTTGGATTCGTCCCTCGGACCAGCCCGCCCGTACCGAGGGACGACGCACCGCCAAGGGTGTCCACCATCGCGACGACCGTCGTGTCGTCCAGCACCGTCCTCGCTGCCGCCGTGACGGTCGCCGTCTCAGGCACGCCCGTGGAAGCCGTCGTCCGAACGATGAACTGATCCTGCGCGAGATCCGCCAGCATCGCCAGCGTCACGCCCGCCGTGGCGACTTGGACGTCGTTCGCGTTGACGGTGATACCCGGGCCAGCGCCGACATTGAGCGTCACCGGGCCGACTGTGCCACCGCCAGTCAAACCCGATCCGGCCGTCACGGATTCAATGTCCCCCGCACCTGGCGTCCCGCCTAGAGCGTTTGGTCGGCCGCTGCCTCGTGTCAGCGTCACGCGCGCGGTGGTGCCAGGCGTGAAGGCCGAGGCCCTCAATCGCACCCGGACGAGCCCGGTGTTGGCCACCGAGAACTGTCCCGCCGACGTGATCTGTGTGACGCCCGTCCCGTCCGCCAGCGCCTGCCCTTGGTAGGACGCCCAAGTCACGCCGTCCACGCTGGTTTCGATCTCGAGCGTGCCGGTGAATCCTTGGGTCACGCCCAGCGTCACGGAGGGGTTGTTGGGGATGTCGAATATGACGCAGTTGGTCGTCGCCACGCCGGTCGTTACGCAGTCCGTCACGCCGGACGATTGCGCCGCAATGAACTTCGGTCCTTCGACCTGCTGCGCCCACGCCGGAACCGCTACACTGAGCCCCGCGATCCAGAGGGCACACAGTCGCTTTTTCACAAGGCCTCCTAAGACAAGGGCCGGTAGCCCAGAAGAGCCACCGGCCCGAACGTCAACACTGGTCAGGCCGACCTCTAGGTCAGCCGAGTGTGCAACCGCGCGCCGCGATCATGTACCAGTGCAACCCGTCCGCTCGGATCGTCACACCGTTGCCGATGACCGCACCGAGGGTGCAGACATCAGCGGTCGCACCGCCGTTGTTGAACCCCTCCGTGATCGTGATCGTGTGCGCCTGCGCCGTGTTCGACGTGATCTCCATCACCATGCCGCTCTGAAGGGCGGTCGGGGGAACGAGGGTCATGGCACCAACGCCGGCAGCCGTGATCAAACTCAGGCCTGGTTGGACCGCAATGGCGCCAGTGGTGGAGTAGCTCGCCGCCGGCGCGTTCGTGAAGCTCGGAATCCCGTTCAGCCGGTACCGGACCCACGCGCTCCCGTGGCATTGGTAGACCGTCCCGTTCGTCAGGACGCGCGGCAGGAACCGCTCAGCCGTCGCCGTGCATCCCCCACTGCGCGGGTCCTCGCCAGAGAAGCGCTGCGGCACGCCTGTGAAGGCGACGGCGCCAGAGGCGTGCGCCTGCACTTTGGAGCCGGCGAAGCCTCGAAACACGCGAATCCGCGTGCCCGTGATCTCGAGGACGCGCATTGCCTCCCCGTCGACCACGATCAAGTCGTCGACCGCGACCGTGGACGCGGACGTCAGATTGATGTCCCTGGCCGTGATGGTCGCCGCCGAGCTCAGCGTGGTCTGGTTGACGGTCACTTGGGCGAAGAGAGGCGGCAGCCCGAGCACCAGGCCGAGGACCGCGATCGTCGCTACTGCATATCGAGTGAAAGCACGCATGTTCGTTGACTCCTGAAAAGGTTGACTGCCTAACAACTCCCGTGGAACCTCAAACTCACCGACCGGACCGGGGCGTCAGCCCCAGCCCGGCCGATGCGTGTATCAGGAGCAGACCTGGACGCCGAGTTCCTTGCGGAGCGCGTCCGTGCCGTAGAGCACGTCCACGCGCACCGGGTTCTCGTCTTCCTTGATGTCGTAGTCCATCTGCATCCGCAGCGAGAGACCGACCTGGTCGTCCGCCGCGCGCTCCGACATCTCGAGGTTCTTGTGCAGCGGCAGATCCGCCGACACCAGGACGATCGCGTCGCGGTGGAACACGAAGCCCCGACGCGAGCGGTTGTTCGCCGCGCCGAGAATCGTCAGCGCCGCGTTGTTGGCCGGCGCCGAGTCGACCGTCTGTTCCGCGCCAGAGATGATGATCTCCGGCTCGATCGCGGCCGTCAGGTTCCCGGCCCCGTCCGAGGACACATCCGCCGTCACGCGGAACTGCTGGAGTTCGCCCGTCGCGAAGCGGTTCTTCGGGTTGACGGACTGGACCCCGTCAATCGTGAAGATGTCGCCTTCGACGAGTCGCGGTGCCGCCGCCGCGGTCCAAGCGTCCGTGATCAAGCTCGAGCCCACCTGGTCGGCGCCGTTGACGAGCGGCGTCCCACCGAGCGGCCCGACCTGGAACAGCGGGCAGTTCTGGTCCATGACCCACGAGAGACCGACCGCTCGCTTGATCATGCCGGTCGTGTACTGCGCCGCGATGGAGGCCGACGCTTCGGTGAGGCCCTTCAGGGCGTCCACGATCGTGATCTGCATCTTCGGCGTGTAGCAGACGTTCCGCATCCCCGGGGGACACGAGTTGTTGTCGAGGATCATGCCGGCCGTCATGTAGGTCAGCAGCGCGTTCGGCACGGTGCCGGGCGTCCCGACCGCCTGGTAGAACTGCGTCGAGACGGCGCAGACGTCCTGGTCGATCTGGTTGGCGAGCTGGCTGATGGCGGGGACGAGGATCCGTTCGCGGAACTGCGAGATGTGCAGCAACCGCTCCACGTCGGTGAAGTTCATGCCGATGTGCTTTTTCTTGTCGAGCCGCACCGGCACGGACGTTTCCTTGGTGTTCTGCATCACGAGCGTGTCGCCGTCGCTGACGATGTAGCGGGGCGGCTTGCGCGCGTTCACGACGTCGCCGATCTTGGCGCCCTCGCGTCCGAACTTGTCGTCGTACTGACGGTTCACGAGGTACGTGACCTTCAGGTTGTTCTCGAGGACGTCCAACGCTTCGTTGGTGATCTCCTCGTTGGTCAGCAGTGTATTGGCCGCAGCCATGACGAACTCCTCTATGGCCTCGTCTCCCACGCGAGACAAGCGCCGGTCAAAGATTCCAGTTCTTCAGGGCGACGGCTTTGGCACCCGCTGCCATCGAGTTCACGGGGGGCACGCCACCGAGACCGCGTGAAGGCCTCGGCTACGCGAATGTGCCAGTCGGTGCAGGGGTCGCTGCGAAGCGCCGCCCTGCGAGCGTGTTAGACGCGTCCGCCGTTCAGCGCCGCTTCTTCAGCGGTACGCGCGGCTCGGTACGCCTTGAAATCCTTCGTGTGCTTCCGGTCGAAGTGCGTGCTCCTCGCACGCCCGGCCGGCTGGGACGTGGGTGCCGGCGCGCGCGAGATCCGCGTCTCGGACACTTCCGTCTCGCCTTCGACCGCACGGGCCACCTTCTTTGGCCCCGCCTTCTTCCGCTCGGCGGTGATGGCGTCGCTCAGCGTCACGATCGCGGCGGCGGCGCGCGCGGGCGAGAGCTTCGCGATCCGCTCCCACTCCTTCTGGTCCTTGGCGAGCCGATACATGATCTCGCCGCGTTCGTCGGACTCTCCCATCGCGGTCTGGATCCCCGCGTTCCACGGGATGTCCGTCCGGCCCTTGGCCGTGTCCATCACCGCGTCGAAGTCCGGCCTGGCGGCGCGCGTCGCAGCCACCAACTCGATGTGGCGCTTCTCGGAGGCCACCTGCTCGGCCTTGGCCTTGGCTTCAGTGGACGTACCGTCACGCTCGGACAGCAGTTTCTTGGCTGCCATCCGGCCGCGGCGCTCGCCCTCGGTGAGCAAGTACTCTTCGCGCGCGTCGTCGTAGGCCTCGTAGGTCTCGAAGTCTTCGCGATTGGGCTTGGCGACCGGCGTCTCGTCCGGATCGGGCTCGGCCGCTTTTCGTGCCGCCTCGGCCTCTTCGTCCTTGGCCCGCGCGTCGAGTTTGGCCTTCAGTGCTGCGTTCTCGCGTTCCTTGGCGTCGACTTGGTCGCGCAGGAGACGCTTGTCGGCGCTCAGTTCGTCGAGCCTCGACTGCAGGTCGCCGCGCTTCGCTTTGCGTGGAGGCTGATTCTCTTCCCCCTCGGCGCCGGCGGTGTCAGCCGCGGCTTCCTCGGCGGCGAGTTCTTCAGCCGATTTCTGCTCTGCCGCTTCTGCGGCGACGCGAGCCTCTTCGGCGTCGGCCGCTTCGCGCTCGGCCTTCTGTTCGTCGGTTTCTTCGGTGGCGGGGGCGAGCTTGTCGACGGAGGCGGTGGCCGATCCAACCTCGACGTGCTCGGTGGATTCGGCGGCGACGCGCTCGGCCGTCTCTTCTGGCGTGGGGGACTCGGCCAGGCCCAAGGCCTTTCTGACGCTCTTGCTGTTGCCGGTCATCGTCGTCAGTCGGCGTGCCATCAGGCTCCTCAAAAAGCAAACGGCCCGCCCTGAAGTCGATGGGAGCGAAGGGACCCATCGAATCCAAGTGCGGGCCGTTCCGGGTCGCGACCTTGCGGCCGGGCCGGTGTGGGCCGGTGAAGCGCCGGAGGACGCCTCACACGAACATTGGGGATTCTGCGCCTACGGACGGCTGGCTGTCAAGCGGTCCTGTTGAAAGAAGACCTCGCCGGCCTTGTCGACCACCGCGTACGGACCCATGAACCGCCGATCGCTGAAGAACACCACGTCGCGCCGATTCTCGGTCTGGTGGGTATGGCAGGTCGAACACGCACGACAACACATCTGCTCGTTCGTGCGCTCGTGCTCTGGACGACCACGCGTCTTGGCCTTCGATGGGTCGTGGTGCATTTCGCCCGCGACCTCACCCAGCCATCCGCCGCACAACTCGCACCGATGCGTGCTCCGAATCCAGACGAACATCCGAATCTGGCTGACGTGCTCGGCGTCCTCGTCGTCCTGGCGCCGCTTCTGGGCCTTCCGCGACTCAGGCTTCGGCAGCGCCAACTTCTGATACATCGCCAAACTCTTTGGCGCCGCCTTCCTGTGAATCATGGAATCCTCTCGAACACCGTGTACCACCGCGCGCGAGCGTTCCGTCCGGTGCCCACGCCGACGACCGCCACTTCGCGCCCGTACGCGCCGGGGTGCGGCCAGAGATAGTCCAGCACGCCGACGCGACTACCCACCGGCACGGCACGCAGAGAGCGCTTCAGCAACGCGTTCAACGGTGGCAGCGCCGCGACGCCTGGCAGATACTTCGCGGCGTCGTCAGGCGTGTAGGGCCTGTCGATCATGATCCCGTCCCACAGGCCGTCCGACGCGGGACGTTCCGGCAGTTTGCGTCCGACGTCCATGATGAAGTCCGGCTTCGTGCGCGGGTCCAAGTCGACCGTCATGTCGTGTAGCCCCAGCCCCTTGAACGGGTAGTCGCGAATCCGGCCGGCACAGACATGCAGGACGACGCCGCTCGCCCCGACGCCGAGCAGAGCGCGCGCCCGCGACAAGAATCCTGACGGGTAGGCGCCGTAGTACTTCACCTTCGGCCTGGCGAGAATCCATGTGTCACAGATTGGCCGGTAACTCATTCTGCCCATCGCATCGGCGACATGCCGTCGCGATCTGGATTAGTCGCGTGATCCAGACGTAGACAGTCGACCAATAAACATTCAGGACACACGTCAGAGTCGTCGGCCATGTTAAACACCGACACTGACCAAGTGTGGCCCTCTCGGCATCGGTACCAACTAATGCCCCTGCGAATATCTGGCGTCGGAGGCCCACTCGCTCTTTTCCGGTTGAACATTAGTCCCCTGTAGTACTTCAGTGATCTCTAGATCTTACGATCCTCAACCTCACTCACTCTGGCTCTGGGCGCACCCCCCTCCCCCTATGCCCCGGGATCTTAGTACGATCTCGAAGTCCAGAAGATCTCGCCAGCTCGAGGAACCTTACACAACAGGTTCGTCAGCCGACAAGGATGCGCCCGTCGCCGTCGTTCGGTCGGTCTCGGCCGCGAATTGTGGGGATTTGCAACGGACTGACGAGGGGCTGTAGAATCCCTTCGTCGGGGCGCTGCGTGTTCATGCCACGCTTCGCTTCTTGGGGTCGGGAGGTCTCACGGCTTCCCGGCCCCTTCTTACAGGGCGGACTTTACGCCTACCCCTTCGTGCCTGTCAAGGCCTTCTCCCGGGTGACGTCAATCTGCACCGGGTTCGAGCTGGGAAACTCAGCCCGGAGCACCTTGCCGTCCCGAAAGTGCAGGATGACCCCGCCCGTGAACCGCTGTTGCTCGAAGCGGTCCAACAGCATGTTGAGTTCGACCGTCACCGGCGCCACTATTCGGCCGACTCCGCCTCGGCCGCGCGCTCGTCTTCGATCTCCGTCTTCCGGTCGATCTCCGCCTTCCGCAAATCGATCATCGCCTGCACATGCGTATGCTCGCGCTCGATCGCCGCCAACGCCATCGTCGTCTTCGCCTGCGCGTTTGCGATCGCCAACTGCGTCTTCGCGTTCAGCCCCGCGATGAACTCCTTCGACTCGGACTTCACCTGCTCCGTCTGGATGATCTCCTGCGCCTGCGCCAACTCCTGCTGGCACTGCTCGAGCGCCGCGGCGATCTGCTGCACCTGCTGCATGACCTCCTGCGGGATGCCGGACTGCTCGGCCGCGCGAATCTCCGGCGGCACGAGGAGACTCAGCCGCTTGATGAACTTCGACTTCAGCGGCTCCGGCAGATCGATCGCGTCGGCCAGCAAGTCCCCGATCGCCGCGAAGATCTGCGGCTGGCCACCCACCAACTCCGTCATGTGCATCAGCGCATCGTCGCGCCGCGTCTCTCGCGTCGGACCCATGCTCGCGATGACCCGGTAGCGACCCTTCTTCAGATCGCACACGGCCTTGATGCCCTCGAAGCGCTTCGCCAAAGCCTCGGCATCCGCCGAGTTCCCCGCGTGCACCACCGCCAGGTATTCCTGATCGTCCAGGCCCAGCAACCGCTTCACGCTGGCGACGTCGTGAATCTCCGGAATCCACTCGACCAGAATCTGCCCGATGGCCTTCAGCGCCCAGCCGAAGTGCCGGCCGAAGTGGCTCGTGCTGATGTCGCCCTGCATCTTCCGCGCGTTGATGGCTTTGCCGGATTGCTCCGGCCCCCGCCGACCGAGCGACGCGTCGTGAATCCCCAGCACGTTCTTCACGTCGCTGCCGTGCTGCGCGACTGACATCGAAATCGCTTGAATCGCCGGCTCCGCCGTCTCGCGCCGAGGCGAACCCACCAAGTGCCCCTCGAACGTCGTCGGCTTGTAGATCAGGGCGCCGCGTGGCCGCTTGTGCGCCGTCCGCCACATCGCCTCACGCCCTTCGTCTTGGCCCTCGGCGATCACGTACGGATTGATCGGGGCGAGCGCCACGGTCTGGGCTTCCTTCGAGACCATGAAGTCGTACATCCGCATCGGGTCTTTCGCGTCCCGCGTCATGCCGCGCAGGTCGACGTCGCCGTCCCGATCGAGTTCTTCGCCGATGACCGGCACGATCGGAATGCGCGTGCCAGGGATCCGGCGTCCCGCCGTCCGGTCGTCGTTGCCGTCGAGGATGTGCACACCGTCGATCAAGGCCCAGCGGATCTCGCGGTGCGTGACCGTCCGCTTCTTGACGAGTTCGACCTGTTTCTTCGTGACGGCGGTCTTGTACCGCTGCGTGTAGGGCACGAGGAGCGTCTGCGCGGGCTCGTCACCGCGCGCGGGGATCCGAATGTGCGCCAACTCTAACTCGGTGTCGTGCACGTAGTAGGCCTGCGCGAGCGTCACGTCGCCGTCTGGCATCCAGTGCCCACGGCGCGCGTCGGCGTGGAGCCGCATCTCGAGCTCGCGATAGGCGCGCGCCCCGTACTTCCGCAGGTACTCGGCCTTGCCGATCCGGGCCAACACGAAGCAGAACTTCATGTCCTTCCCGTCGATCTCCTGGTAGTCCGGATCCGGCAGCACGTTGAAGATGTTCCGGACGCCCGTGATCCGAATGACCTGGTCGAACGTGTCGTTCGATTCGTACTGCGACACCACCATCAGGTACTGCAACCCCGGTCCGGTCTGGCCGTTCATCGCCCGCTCGTACCAGACCTCGGCGTCGCTCTCGTACTCGATGTCGCGAATCAGATCTCGGAAGACGTCGGCCGTCTGCTCGTCCGCCAGCCAGTCCTTCGGCTTGACCAGGATGGACGGACGCGAGTCCGCGAGCTGGTTGACCACTAGCCGCTTGAACGCCGGCAGCCAGTTGATGACGAGACACGGCAGGCCATCCTGTTCGCGTTCGGCTTTGACCCGCGCGTCCCAATGGTCGCCGGCCTCGAAGTTCTGGTCGTCGCGCTGATCGACCGCGCGCTTCGCGGCACCCTCTTCCGCGGCATTCCGCCACGCGCGGAGGTTCTCGAGGAAGTCGTCTTGCTTGGTGATGAGGTCGGTGTTGACGCGGCGCCGGCCCGGGCGACCGGGCTCGCCGACCAGTTCCATCTCGGCCATCTCGGCGTCGACCGACGTGCCGCTAATTGGCGACGTGTTCTTCTTCGAGGTGCGTTGAAACTTGGCGCGCGTTCTAGTGGCGGGTGACACGGGCTCGCTGCCTCACTTCCTGACGCGATCGATCGAAGTCCGCTTTCGCATCTTCGTAGAACTCGTTCAGGTAGATCCAGACGCGCTTCACGTCGTCGTCGGTTTTGAGACCGTGCGCCTTCAGGATGTTCGCGTGCCGCGCGACGAACACGCCCTCGCCCAGCGCCAACACCTTCGTGATGCCGCCCAGGCCGCTCTGCCAGTTGTGCCCGTCGATGAGCGCGCGGAACAGGAGGACGGCTGCCGACCGCACAAGCCGGCGGTGGGTCAATGGACCCTTGGGAAGATGCTCGCCTCGAAAGGTCAGCGTCTTCGCCATCAGTGGGCCTTGGGTTCGGCCGGCAGTTTGAAGGGCAGCAGCGGGATCAAGAGGCGCCGGATCGCGTCTCTCGAGATCGGCCGGGTGTCCGCCAGAATCGCCTCGAATTGCTGCGGGGTGCGAATCGTGCGCGCGAGTTGCCGGATCCGCAGCATCTTGATTTTCTGGATCGCGGCTCGCTTGGCCTTGGCGCGGTCGAGCTCCGATCGCGCCTTCGCGCGTTGGACCTGCCGTGACTCCTGCGTAGCACTCACGGAGGCAGAGTGTAGCACTGTCAGGACATCCAGCCCAAGCGCCCGCCCACGGATTCCTCGCTGTACTTCTCGGTCTTCACCGGCGGCGTCTTCATCCAGCCCAGCGGTTTCAGGCACAGGTACCGGCAGCAATCCATTAAATGGTCGTGCGCCTTGACGATCTTTTCCTTGTCGTTGCGCCGGTACATCCGCATCTCGGCAAAGAAATTCTGGAGCGACGCCATCACCTTCAGCCGGCCGCTCACCATGCGGACCCAGACTTCGGTCAACCCGGCATCGACCTCGTTGTCGGCGAGCTGGAGATTCAACCCGAGTTTCTGGTAGGTGGTCATCAGGCGCTTGCCGTCCGCTTGGCTGCGTCCGCGCGCCGCCGGGTCGATCAACCCCGGCATCCACGAGCCGCGCGCCTTGACGGCCTGCGCGTGGACCTGGGGCGGCTGCTCAGCGCCGTAGTGCTCGCTGTAGAGGTAGAGAATGTCGCTCTCGCGATCGTGGGCCGCAAAGAGCGCCGCCGTCCGGTTCCACCCGACGTCCAGCGCGTAGCCGCGAGGCCAGAACTCCGGGATCTCGAAGTCTTTGACCGTCAGTTCTTCTTCGGCAATCTTGAAGACGCGGCCTTTGCCGAGGTACGGCAAGCCCTTCGTGCGCGCGTCCCGCTGCCACGGCGGGATGCTCTTGATGAGGTCGGCTTTGTCCTCTTCGCTCAGGTGAACGGCGTCGTTCCACCCGACTTGAACGTAGTATTTGCTCACTCGAGCCCCAGATCGTATTCGTTCGATTCTTCCTGCACGGCGTCCGGATTCATGTAGCTCGCCACAAGATCCGTCATGCCCTTCACCGGGATGAACGTCAGGAGCATCAGCCCCTGCGTCGTCAGCAGGCGCATGAGCTGCTCGGTGTAGATCTCGAGCGGCGGTTCTTCGTCGTCCGAGATCAAGTCTTTCGACTCGCCCTCGAACGCCTCGCGTCCCTGCTCGTAGGCCATGAAGCTCAGCCAGGACCGTCCGCCCGACTTGTGCTTCACCCAGATGCTTTCGACGGCGTCGGCCGTCCCGACCTTGTTTGTCGTGTATTCGATCAGGTGACGCGGAATCAGCCCGCCGACGTCCGACCGCGGCGGACCGAGCAGCGTGTACTGGAGAATGTCGCGGACCTTTTTGCTGGTCGTCCCGCAGGCCCACGCGTTGATCGGCTTCGTGAAGCGCCGGCCAGGCCACCAGTCCGGATACAACCCCGTCAGGTGCAGCGCCTGCGAGAAGCACGTACAGACGGTCTTCCCGCAGCGGTTGGCGCCGAACATCGCCACCTCGCGGTGGTGCGCCTGCGCCGCGAACCATTCCATGTGCTTCGGGTAGCGGTCGCGCGCATTCGGTCCGGAGTCCGTGTAGTAGAGGTTCAGCGCGTTGGCTTGGATCGCCCGCGCGGCCCGGACGAGCTCGACGGACAGCATCGCGACGTCGGTCATGCGGAGGCCAGCGCCTGCAGGGTCCGCTGGGGCCACTTCAGCCGCGGCTTGGGCGCCACCGGCGTCGCGTCCCAGATCGCCATGATCTCCAGCACCCCGTTGCAGGTCAGCGACGAGGTCCGCAACCCGTACCGCTTCGCCACGTTGACGATCGCCACCTTGAAATCCCGCAGCGTCCGGTAGCGACGCGGCTGGTCGTCCTCCGTCAGCGTCCACACCTGGCCGTCCAGATACATCCCGTGCCGCGCCTTCGCGACCAACGCGCGCCGGCGATCGAGCGTCATCTGGCGCAGTTCGATCGGGTTCATCGACGGACTCGCCACGTCCAGCGCGCCCCCCGCGCGCCGCCGCCGGCTTCTCCAAACCACTTCCCCGTGTTCGCCATCGTCCGCTCCCTCCGCGCCTCAACCTCTTCCTGAATGCCACCCATGATCACCGCGAATTCTACGCCCGTTCCACCGGAACCCGCTTTCTAAAAAACGACCGCCCCTCCCCCACACTACCCCCCGCCCGAGAAATGACCCTCTGAGCAGCGAGGCGGGGGCGCTCGCGGTCCTGGTAAGGGGCGGCGGGGGGTCGGGGCCGGGGGGTCGAGAGGCGGCGGGGGGATCGACTCGAACGTACGACGAAGGCTAGAACTCGTCTGGGTCCGAGGCCGAGGCAGGCGACGGTACGACAGAGGCCGAGGGCGGTACGTCGATCACCTTGGTTGAATCGGTTGACGCCATGCGCAGGGCCATCGCTTCCATGAGCGCCAGTTCGTCGGGTGTCGCTGATGCGGCCAGACGTTCAGCCGACGCCAGCAAGTGCAGGTGTCGGTGCTCGTGCCGGGTCGGGTCGCCACGCTTCGCCACCTCGACCGCCAGCTTGAGATACCCGAGCGAGTACGGCGCAGCCGACGACAGCCCGGCGATGAGTGCGTCGTACACCAGCTCAGGATCCTCGTTCGCCAGCCGCGCCAACGCATCGGCCACCACATCCGCCGACGCAGCCGCACGACCGCCAACGCCAGCCCGCTCCAACGCTCGACCAATCCGAGACGCACGAACCATCTCAGCCGACACGCGACCAGCTCTCCACGGCGGCCGAGTCTTCGACCTCGACGCCAGCGCACTCGCCCCAAACGGCACCGCTGCACCCATGCCGACCATCATACGCCCCGCACCCTCGATCCTGGCCGACGACCCGCGAACGACGAACACGACGCCAATTCCTTCTGCCTTGTTGCTGGTCGGTTCTGCTTGCCGTGGGGTCGCTGGGGAGGCGATGTCTGGTGCTGTGGATGTTGAGGTCGTGTCGCGCTGGGACAGCCCCAGAGCCATCCTGACGCCATCCTGGACGCCTTCCCGAACGGCTCCGGAGTGTTGGCGAACAGCCCCGAGGCGCGAGGGCTATCGGACGCCGGCGACCGGCCGAGAAAGAATTGTGACGATGCTTGCCGATTCTGCTTGCATGTTGCACATCGGCGGTGCTAGATTGATTTCCGTCGCTGATTTCTGGGGCTTGGAGGCCTTGAAACCATGACCGAACACCCGCGCCCGTACCTCATCGACGCAGCCAAACAGCTTGAGCAAGCTGCACGGCGACTCCGCTGCATCGGGCAAGGCGGCGAGTACCGCCAAGTCGCGCTGTCGAAGATGCGCGAAGCCTTCACGCTCCTTGATGCCGCAGCGGCCCGCATGAAGAATGCCGGGTCCGACCTGTCTGGGGATTGAGCCGATGACGCCCGACCGCGATCCGCTCTACCTCAGAGGCCGACAGTTCAGCCCGCGACGACCGCTCACGGTTGTCGAACGGCTGGCCGTCGTCGCCATCCTCCTGATCATCCTCTCTGTCTTCGTCGGGTTCTTCACCGCGCCGACAACGCCGGAACTCTGGCCGTGCGGCGGCGATCTCGACTGCCACATCAAGAACCCGCACATCACCGAGGGGCCGTACGTCCCACGGTGCGCCGACCTTCCGCCTCACGTTCACGCTCGATAACCCACGACAACCAAAGGAGACACGACCATGACCGTCAAGTTCACCCTCAATGACAAAGGCAATCCCCCGGGCAAGTTGGCCGACGCCGAGGTGCAGTTCTTCGGAGGCCCGCTCGACGGGCTGAAGCTGATCGGCTTCGCGGTCTGGGAGCGCAAGACCGGCGGGCGTCACGTCACATTCCCGGCCCGTCAGTACTCCGTGAACGGAGAGCGGCGGTCGTTCTCGCTGCTCCGGCCCACCTACAGCGGTGACGTCAAGGCGCCGGAGACGCTGCGCGATCTCATCCTCGCGGCGT